GGCAGCTTTTTCTTCAGAGAAAGAATAGTACTGACTTCCTGCATAAGCAGGGCTGTTTAACTTATCGCTTTTGATAAGCTGGGCAAACGGGTCTGCCCCATGCCATACCAGAGATGTCTCTTTATAAGATATAATCTTGGTAACAACTCTACGAATCAACTCCCCATTCTCAGTATATGTACCAAGTTTGGAATAGAACTCCCATATATCTTCAAAGGCATGAGAAGGTTCCCATGCAAACTCTACAGTTACAGAATTAGAATGTATTGACGGAGGGTCCATTTGAATACCACGAGCTATACGGGGATTTGAAAGACCATCTATCTTCATGATACCATTGATACCAGCAGGGATAATTATCCCGGTCTTTTCATCCTGATAAGCTTCTTGCCACTCTACAGACTTAACTGCTCCAATAGCATTAGCTACATCGGTCTCATGGTCAAGGTTAACTGATTGACCTACCAATAAGGGCATTGATTCCTTCAGTACTGCTTCTGGAAACTCAGTGGGGTTATACTTCCTTGCCACTATTGCGGCAGAAAGCATTCGGAACATTGGCTCTATAAAGTCACTGTCCTTTGGCTTTAACATTTCTGGAGTTACTTCTGGCATGAACTGGTTGACATTCAAAGTGCCTCCCCACATACCAAACCTTTCCAGTGACTTCTTAGGGTCTTCACTGAAATTGCCAGTGCCCTTATAGAAGTTTTCGGAGAGAGAGTGAGCATCTATAACTATTTCTGGCACATCTGATACCATCAAGCTATGAGCTGCACTTAACACCATTACATCGGTGTTCTGCTGAGTCATTAACATAATTTATCTTGGTTTACTGTCTTGGTCTTTCCTTTTGGGATTAGGATTTGCTTTATCCCGGGTTTTACGGTCTGACTTATCTTTATCGTCTTCTCGTTTCTTCTTCTTTTGACCAGTGTCTGAATCGCCAGTACCATCTGAATCATCGGATTCCACTGGAGTTCTTGGTTCTGGTTGGTCTGGAGTTTCATAACCCATATCCCGTGCAAACTGGTCCTGACTGATTATGCCCTGATTGTACAGAGTTACATTTACCCGAGCACGGTATTCACGAGCCTGTTGTAACTTAATATCATCTGAAACAGTTGAGGTTCCAAACTTGATAGTTATTCCCTTGTTGTTAAACCCTGCCAGGCGCAGTTCTAGAGAATAAAAGAACTCCAGTACAAAGATTACCAAGGTTTGGATATTCTTTAACTGGGATATCATCTTGGACAGCTGTATGCCAGCTCCTCCCTCAGTACCACTCTGTGATGCAGATACTCCGATGATAGAACCATTTACTCCGAGGCCATTTGCCACGGATTGCTGATTCATATTCCAAGGGAGGTTTATATTCTGCATAGAAGCTGAAGTAGACCTTAGTTCGAATTCGTGGTCATCAATGTAACCAACCACTACTCCGTCAGACATACCTCCAACTATATTGGTCTTCATCTTCCTAAGAGTACTTTCTAAACGAGCAGTATAGGCTTTTTCACTTTCTCCAGCAGTACGGGGAGGTTTAGCCATTTTAGCTTCAAGGAAACCAACCATACCCATTACCTCCATGATATGTTTGAAATTCTTTCGCATAGTATGCTGACCAGCGATAGAATCCAAAGCTGACATGAATGGGGGTACTCCGTACGGTTCATCGGTATCATTGTACATACCTACATAACAGTAGGTCTCTGTATTCAATCGTATGAATGAATCTTTGAGACCATCTACCAAACGAGGGTTTCTTTGATATGGGTGATATACTCCATTGTTCTCTCTCTTAAACCTTATAGTTTCGGGTTTAATGAATAGTATGGTTTCCAATCCTGTTAACTTCTTGTTTGGTACTCCTTCCACCGATATAGCACCACTAACAAGAAGCTGAACTATGAACTTGTTTACCAACCCATCTATTCCAGCTGTATACTTCGACCACCTCTTGGATACATTCCTCAAATGCTCCCTCATCTTGGTAGACTCCTCAGGAGTATTGTTTGGGAAGTCAATAGTATGACCTGTATTCGACAGCTTGAACATGTCCTGCAATGCAATGCTGACGTCCGGGTTTATCTTGTACAGGTCCCGAATGATAGGTATTAGTTCTGTTCTGAACGTTGGGGTAACTAAGTTCGTCATACCATTGAGAGTGGTAATGAGTTCAGAGTTCCCCACACCATCATCTGGTTGAGAAACTCTGCCCGGACTTATTGAACCCTTTCCCTCATCTTTGTTCTGAGATTCCACAGGCTTAGACCTGGTGAACCAACTGATAGGATTAAGTTTCATGTTATATTGAATGGTTTATGCTTACTGAGGAATTACTACAGTACCAGATGGACTGTGAGACCTGATATGATTAGTGATAGCTTTACCGAATATCGCATCATCAGAATATGTTTCACCTTCCAAATCCAGGTCCATAGAGGAGTTATTCATTCTATGCTTACCACGAGCAATAGGTCTTCCAGCACCGTCATAAATAAAGGTGTATGCTTCTTGTACAAAGAACGGGTCTTTTATAATTACGTTCTCTTCCCTGATATCCTTCTCTAAGTTCTCGATTATTACAGAACGGTTCTTGGTTGTAGTTAACCATCCCGGGAACTTATTTTCCTCAGGTCTGTTCTTCCTCTTCTTACGTAAGAGCTTAGTATAGAAGTATAGATTAGGATATCCTTCATCTTGAAGTATGGTAGTTACCGTCATACCAACATCATTGGTCTCTGGTGCTAATTTAGCAAAGTTGAACTTCTCTCCGATATCTCCAAGTAGTCTGGCATACTTGTTCAATGGTATTCTCCCCTTATATACTGCAGCCTCTTCTCCCTCTTTATCCATACAGGTGAAAGCAGAGTAGTCTGTACCTCTACCAGTAGCACAGTCACCACCGATAAAGTATTCTTTGTTCGGGTCGGGTTCATTGAACTCTTTATACTGACCTTTGAGACGAGTATTGATAACAGGATAGTCGAATAGACATTCTTCTATAGCTTTAATATCAGCTAAGTCGAATACTGTATTCCCAGATGATAGGAAGTCACCGTCTATCTCCTGAGCTGTTCTCTTGGGACCCAAAGCAGCAGACATCTCTTCATACCATTTCTCATCCCTATCAGGGTGCATCTGCCAATATAATCGTATGGGGTTAAACGGATTACCCCCAGATATAGCATCTACCCAAGTACTATGGAAGAAGTTCCCTACACCATAAGGGGTGTTATGAGACACGTAGTCTTCATTAATGAGGTAAGATTCATCGTGTTCAACGCAAATATCGTAAATGGTATCGTAATACTTTCTAACTACTTTAAGCTTAGAAAGGTAGATACTTGTACACCTTTTACCAGATACAATGCGTTGAATATAAGGTTTGTTCAGCTTAACTCCGAACTTATATTCAACCTCCTTAGATATCTTATCTAACACTCCATAATAGTAACCAAGCTCTTGATAACGATACCTTATGTAAGCTACTACTCTTAAGTCGTAGTTGAATCCACCTTTCAGCTTAGACCCAAGCTTCATGCCATAAGAGTATTTTGCAGCTTTTTGACTGTTCTCAGCTACTGTAACTATCTGAAGATTGGTTACATAGTTGTCTGAAGGATTGTTGTTAATGTGGTCAACTACATATCCTTCTGGAATTTCTCCTAAGAATACTTTAGCCACCAGATTGTGGACACATATCTTTTTCTTTTGACCCTTATTCCACAACCTTATATTTAGGTATCTCTCCCTATTATTACAAGGTCTTGGTAACTTCTCTACCCTCGTCCCATTCTTTACAATGAAGATTCTTCCCCAGTTGGAGACTTCATAGTTTGGATAACCAGGTATGGGTTTGCATATCTCTTTCTTGGGTTTTACGGTTACTGGATTCTGCTCCAGACCGCTTATACCAGTAAGATAGAAGATAGCAGGTATATCTCGTTTGATTATCTCTGAAACAGGTAACCAACCTTCAAGAGTATACAACTTATGTTTTGGAGTACATTTAATAACCCTACCTTGTTCATTGTGAACTTCCCAAGTTTTCAGTACACCCTTATTTACAGAACCAAGTACTCTCTGCCACTTTCCAGTATGTGATAATACTCTCAGCCCAAGATGTGATATATCCATCTTACCAAAAGTTTTGGGACAAATAGAATCTACTCTGAATGGCCCATCTTTACCTATAATTTGAGTATCACCAGTAATACATGAGTTTACTATAGCAGCACCACCAGTTGATAGAGTAGGGAAGGCTGATGCCCAGATAGTTGAAGCCCATCTTACGATTGCTGCTTCATCAATCACCAACAACGACAAAGATTCAGAACGACCAGCTTGGTCAGAGGTTGGAATAGATTCTATTACAGAACCATTTGCAAACTCTATAGTTGATACAGAACCGAACTCCCCTGCACGACCGTTTATGATAGGCTCTTGCAGATATGAAGGAAGATTCTTGTACATGAACTTAATCTTCTTTAGTACCTTCTTTGCTACGGTGTCCTTGATTGAGATAATGTTTATCTTCTTGTTAGGATGATACATTGCTAACCAAAGACAGTAGAGGGAGATTAGCTCAGTAATACCAGCCTGACGAAACTTTAGGATGATATTGAACCTGTTGAGCATGAATTGGTATAGCACTGCCTTCTGAAAAGGGTAGAGCAAAAACTTTACCATACCTAACACTGGGTTTATCACGTAGCAGAAAGTAGAAAAGAAGAAAGGGTCTTTCATCACCCGAACCAATGTCTTAAGTTGTTCGGGTGTAAGACTTGCATCTTCAACTAATGTCTTCTTTCTTGCCATGTCAGAAATTGTATGAAATTCTTAGGTACGGGTCGAGACCTAAATTATCCCGAAGTTTAGGATAATAGTTGATATTCAACCCGGCTTCATAATTAAATTTACTGGTATTGTATTTCAAGCCTAAATCCAAATCATGGAAGTTATGTACTGGTCGTATGGTATACTGAGCTACTGGATTAAATCTTTTTAAGAAAGATGTTTTCTTATGGGTTAATTTACCATCAAGGTAGTTATATTGATAACGAAAGTAATTAACTGAATACTCCTCAGTAATAAGCTTACAATCAGTATTGAATGTAGTGATAG